GTCGTACGTAAAATCGACTCTATCCTGGGCGAGTTCAGCATTGAGGATTTCTTCTCGCTGCCAGACTGGGGTCCTGGTGCCTCTACGCTCATAAAGCGTAGGGACGCTAGTCCAGCAAGAAAATTCCAGTCTGAAACTGGAATAACGCGTGATCTGTTCAACCTTATTGGACCTGATATTTTAAGCCAGGCCTACCCTTTATGGGGTCGCCACCTGCTGGAACAAGGTTTTCCTACGTTCCAGAGTGGAAATAAGGTAATCACTGTAGCGAAGGATGCGTCAACTAACCGTGTCATCGCCGTGGAACCTGGACTTAACTTATTTTTCCAGCAATCCGTCGGTAAAATGATCGGTAGACGTCTCCGTCGTTGCGGTATCGACCTTCGTTTTCAGGGGAAGAACCAGCGGCTAGCGCAGTTCGGTAGTTATACCGATTCTGTTGCGTCCGTCGACTTTTCCTCTGCCAGCGATAGTATCGCCTATTCCGTCGTTGAGGAGCTTATCCCTCGAAGATGGTTTGCGGTGATGGATGCATGTCGATCCCGTTTCGGAAATCAAAGTGGTCAAGTCATAGAATGGGAGAAGTTCTCCAGTATGGGGAACGGCTTCACTTTTCAACTTGAGTCTCTGATTTTCTATGCAGCTGCTTTTTGCTGCACAGATTTTCTTAACCAGGATACTTCTCTGGTGAGCGCTTACGGCGACGATATTCTGTTGCCGTCGGTCTGCTTTGACCTCTTTAAGGACCTAGTGGAGTTCTACGGCTTTCGTATTAACAAAAAGAAGAGCCATGTTAACTCTCCTTTTCGTGAGAGCTGTGGGTCCCACTGGTACTGCGGTGTTGACGTTAAGCCAATCTATCTAAAAGATAGAGTTTCATCTGTCCTTGCGGTTTACCGCCTAGCAAATGCAATACGCAGGCTAGCACATCGCCGTAATTCCTACGGTTGTGATGCTCGCTTGCAACATGCGTTTGACCTCTTAACCCGTTCGGTGCCTTCGGGCTTACGCCTGAGGATACCTGATGGATACGGAGACGGTGGTTTCATTTCAAACTTCGATGAAGCCACTCCTAGTCGTGCTCATTTTGGTCAAGAAGGCTACCATTTTAAGCACGTTATGGAGACGAGTAGAACTCGTCAGGATGAGACAGAGGGCTTGTTACTAGCCTCTTTATGGAAGCTCCCGGAAGTCCCCCTCATCGAGGAGGGCGAAAAGGAGCTGCGTCAGCGCTTACATGTCACAGGAACTGTGACAGGGAAGAGCCGAGTGAGGCTTGAAGCGCTTGCAGAAGTGAAGGGTCTCGTCGGCGAAGAAGGGAGTAGAGGTAACTCTATTCCCCTCGTCGGCGTTGTTCGCCTGAACCTATGCAAGAGCCTCGCACAGCAGTGGTC